TATTGGAGCAACAATATGGGTCGGTATGAAGATCAAAGAGCGAGCGCCAAGGCCGCAGCCGAAAGACGTAGGAAGAAGGAGGAGAAGAAGAAGAAGGCAGCCGCAGCTGAGAAGGGTGGCGAGAAGGAAACTCTAGTCGCAAGAAGAAGAAGAGAAGACAGAGCGCATGATGCCGCCGCCAGTAGAACTGCCAAGGGAACCGCCAGTGGTTCTCCCGCAGCGACGACCGCCGATCACGCTGCTGCCTTCGATAAAGAATTCGCTGCCGCTCGAAAGAGGTTAGGTCCGGGCGGATCATTTACTTATAAAGGCCCTGGCCCGCGCCAGGGGAAAAGGTTCACCACAGATCGGGCCGATGATAAGCCAGCGTCGGGTGGATTCAGTAAGGTGCGAAGCGGCAATACATCAACGACGATCCCTGCGGGTGAAGCTCAGAAGAAGCCTGAGAAGGAGGGGATTCTTCGCAGGTTAGGCAGGGGCCTCTCAAGATCTTTCGTTCCCACTGATGATGAACCTAAACCGCCTGGAGGCAAGAGGCCGGATAGGATTCAGACTCGAAGGGGTCAACCAGTAGGTCCATGGGCTAGATATGATGAGAAAATGAAATTTTGGCGGGCTAGGCAAAAGAATGCCAACAATAAGTCTGCTGGTGGTCGAGTGGGTAAGCCTGCCAAGAAGGCAGCGAAGAAGAAGGCAGCGTCTAGAAAAAGCAGTGTGGGGATGAAGGCTGGTGGCAGTGTCCGGAAGCCAGCAAAGAAGAAGCCGTTAGCGCGGACTTCAGTCAAGACGAAATATCCGCGTAGACCGTGATCGAGGGTATAGATCCCGACATTATCTCTGCTCTTCCGCATTTACATAATCTTCCAGATGATGAGAAGAGAGAAATACTCGACATCATCGAGAAGCTAGAGGAGATCCAGAAGTATAAGAAGGCAAGGCTTAATTTCATGGACTTTGTTCATGCTGTTTGGCCCGGGTTCATTGAGGGATCCCATCATAGATTGATGGGGGAAGCGTTTGAAGAGGTTGTAAATGGTGATCGGAAGAGATTGATCATCAATATGGCACCTCGCCACACGAAGTCTGAGTTCGCTTCTTATCTATTGCCAGCATGGTATTTAGGGAATAACCCAGGCAAGAAGGTGATTCAGACGGCTCATACAGCCGAATTAGCCGTTGGCTTCGGTCGCAAGGTTAGAAATCTCTTTGACACGGATGAGTTCAAAAGCATCTTCCCCGGTGTTTCTCTTCGCTCAGATTCCAAGGCGGCGGGTCGGTGGGCAACCAGTCATGGAGGCGAATACTTCGCAATCGGGGTAGGTGGCGCGGTCACGGGGAAGGGCGCGGACCTCCTCATTATCGACGATCCACATTCAGAGCAGGAGGCCCAACTCGGAGATCCCAATATATTCGATCGGGTCTATGAATGGTACACCTCTGGACCCCGCCAGCGTTTGCAGCCGGGGGGTCGGATTATCCAAGTCGCGACGAGGTGGTCTCTTAGGGATCTAACAGGACAGCTTCTAAAGAACGCATCAGAGAGAGAAGGAACAGATGATTGGGAAGTGATTGAGTTTCCAGCGATCCTCCCTTCAGGGACTCCCCTTTGGCCTGAGTTCTGGTCCCTTGCTGAACTAGAGAAAGTTAGAGCGGAGATCCCGGCATCGAAGTGGTCTGCTCAGTATCAGCAAGATCCGACAGCCGATGAGTCTGCGATTATAAAGAGAGAGTGGTGGAGGATCTGGCCGGAGAAGGAACCCCCAGAGTGCGACTTCATCATACAGTCATGGGACACTGCATTTCTAAAAACAGAGAGAGCTGATTATTCTGCCTGTACAACTTGGGGAGTTTTTTACTCTGAAGACAATGCAGATGGAAAGTTAGTACCCAGTTTAATTCTGCTGAATTCGTTTCAGGAAAGAATGGAATTTCCAGAGCTAAAGAAGAGGGCATACGATCAGTATCAAATATGGAAGCCGGATGCCTGCATAGTGGAAGCGAAAGCTGCTGGCTCACCCTTGATATTTGAATTGAGACAAATGGGCATTCCTGTTGGCGAGTACACCCCGTCGAGGGGCAAGGATAAGATCGCCAGAGTTAACTCAGTGGCTGATTTGTTCGCGTCTGGTGTGATCTGGGCTCCGAATACATGGTTCGCAGAGGAAGTGGTGGAGCAGTTCGCAGGTTTCCCAGGATCCTCGGCACATGATGATCTTGTGGATTCATCAACACAGGCTCTTATTAGATTTAGACAAGGTGGCTTCATTCCAATGGAAAGCGATGAAGTCTTCGAACATGAACCAGTGCAGGCTTATTCTCCTTACTAGGTAAATAAATGGCAATAGAATCCGCACTCGATCCCAATACTCCCCTTCTCCCGATGCAAGAACTCGGTGATGCGGATATCCCTGTCGAGTTACTGATTCCTGATCCTTCTTCTGATCCTGTAGTGGTTGTGGAGACAGAAGATGGTGGGATGCTCATCGACTTTGATCCTCGGGATGACATCGGTGAGGTGGCAGAGTTCGATGATAATCTGGCAGATTTCACGGATGACAGGGAACTAGGCAGACTGTCATCGGAGCTTGTATCTCTTGCCAAGTCAGATCTTGATTCAAGAAAGGATTGGGAAGAGACCTATATCAAGGGTCTTGAGCAGCTTGGGATGAAGATAGAGGATAGGTCTACTCCGTGGCCGGGAGCTTGCGGTGTTCAGCATCCGATACTCGCGGAGGCTGTGGTTAGATTTCAAGCACAAACTATTACGGAGATTTTCCCGAATGGCGGTCCTGTCAAGATTAAGATGCTTGGCAAGATGACCCCCGCAAAGGAGAAGCAGGCCCTCAGAGTCAAGGAGTATATGAACTACTTGATTACAGAGGAGATGCCAGAGTACCGATCAGAGACAGAGAAGATGCTTTTCAATCTTGCCCTGGCGGGGTCAGCTTTTCGTAAGGTGTACTGGGATCCATCGATGGGTCGGCCCTGCTCGATGTTTATTCCTGCTGAAGAGCTTCTTGTTTCATATGGATCACCGTCGCTTGAGATGGCTGAACGTATCACCCATGTAATGAAGAAGACGACTAATGAGGTTAGGAAGCTTCAGGTTTCTGGGTTCTACAGGGATGTGGACCTAGGAAATGGTCGAGATGATCAGACCAGTATCGAAGAGAAGTATGATGATCTCACAGGGGATTCCCCTTCATTTTCAGCAGATGATCGTCATACGCTTTATGAGATGCACGTTGACTGGGATCTTGCAGGATTTGAGGATGAGAACAACGGAGAAGAGACAGGGGTTGCTCTTCCATATGTCATTACAGTTGATGTAGGTAGTTCTGAGGTTCTATCCATTCGTAGGAATTGGATAGAGGGTGATGAATTCAAGAGGCGTCGGAATCACTTTGTCCATTATGAATACCTCCCCGGTATGGGATTCTATGGATTTGGATTGATTCATTTGATTGGTGGTATGGCGAAGTCAGCAACTTCGTTGCTTAGGCAACTCGTAGATGCTGGCACGCTGTCCAATCTCCCTGGTGGCCTCAAGGCTCGCGGACTCCGCATTAAGGGCGACGACTCCCCCATCATGCCCGGTGAGTTTCGAGATGTTGATGTTCCGGGCGGGGCGATCAGGGACAACATCACGTTCCTGCCGTATAAGGATCCCTCCAATGTTCTTCATGAACTTTTGAAGAACATCGTTGAGGAAGGGCGAAGATTCGCCTCTATCTCTGACATGAACATTTCCGACATGAACCAGCAGGCTCCTGTAGGCACCACGCTGGCGATCATCGAGAGATCAATGGTCTCGATGAATGCGATTCAGGCCAGAATTCATTATGCGATGAAGAAAGAGTTTAAGATTCTATCTCGTATCGTTAGAGATTACTTGCCAGAGGATTATGAGTGGGAAGTGGACGACGGTGAAATGATGAAGACGAAAGATTTTGATGGTCGTCTCGATGTAATTCCCGTTAGCGATCCCAACTCCTCCACGATGGCTCAACGTATCATGCAATATCAGGCGGCGTTGCAGCTCGCCTCCACTGCTCCAAATATTTACAATCTCTCTGAACTTCACAGGCAGATGCTTGATGTTCTAGGGATACAAGACGCAGATGTGATTGTGCCCACGGATGACGACGTGAAGGCGGTCGATCCAGTCTCTGAGAATATGAACCTCATGAAGACGGATCCGGTCAAGGCATTCATGTGGCAAGATCATGAAGCGCATATCCAAGTGCATATGGATGCAGCGCAAGATCCGAAGATGCTTGCGATTATGCAGAATTCACCGAAGGCGAAGGAGATAGAGGCTGCTCTCTCCGCGCATGTACTTGAGCATCTAGGGTTTAAGTATCGAAGAGAAATTGAAAATGAACTCGGAGTTGAACTCCCGCCCCTTGAACTCCCGTTGCCGAAAGAGATCGAGGTTCAACTTTCTGCTCTTGTTGCCGAAGCTGGTAGTCGTCTTTTGGGTCGTGATGTTGCAGAAATGCAGTTGAAGGAGCAGATGGAGAAGATGGAGGATCCTGTTGTGAAGCAGCAGAATCGACAGCTTGATATCGATGAATCAAAGGTAGCTTCAAAGATGCAGACAGATGCAGCTCGGATCACGGCGGATCTGAAGAAGGCTGCACTGAGGGCAGAGGTTGATCGAGAGAAAATTAGCTCAGCAGAGCTTATCAAGGGTATTGAGATTGGTGTTGATTCTTCGATCGATATACGAAAGCTAGAGATAGAGAAGAAGAAGAACGAAGCGAAGGAGCTTCTTGATGGGGTTCGCATCGGATACGAAGTAGCAAAGGAAAATAAGGAGGATTGAGGTGGCAGGCACTCTGAGTGAGGTCTTCATAGCCAAGCTTCGTGAGTACATGAACAACAAAGCAGATGATCTAGCAACAGGGTGCGCTAGCGATTATGCAGATTACAAATTTCGCGTTGGATTCATAGAAGGTATTGCGACGGCAGAGTCGGAGTTCCTTGATTTAGTTAGACGCGCTTCAGAAGAGGAATAACACCCATGCGGGTGCGAGGGGACGGCTTCTCCCTTAATAGAGGCTGCACACAGTGGAGACACTGCAAGGAAGAGAATGTCCGACAAAGAGTCGCATGACGATCTAGAGGATTATCAAAAGATAATGGAACAAGCAGGGGATAAGTTGCCAAAGCCTACGGGCTGGAAGCTCCTTGTTGCTGTTCCAAAGGCTCATAGCAAAACTGATGGTGGTATCTATAAACCCGACGAAGCAATGCACGTCGAAGAGGTAGGTACAATTATAGGTTTGATTGTTCAAATGGGAGACCTCGCCTACAAGGATGAAAAGAAATTCCCTTCTGGAAGTTGGTGCGATATTGGTGATTTCATCATGATGCGTTCTTATTCTGGAACACGATTCAAAGTAGAGAATCAAGAATTTCGATTGATCAACGACGATACAGTGGAAGCTGTTGTTGATGATCCTAGAGGGGTGGTGAAAGTCATATGAGTACGGAACAGATCGTCTCTTCACCTATGAGTGAAGCAAGTGTAGATGATGAAGGTATGGACGAGTCGCTCATCGAGATTGATATTGTTGACGACACTCCAGAAGAGGATAGGGGGAGGATTCCTCCCGGTGAAAGATCCACAGAGGAACATGAAGGTGAGCTAAGTGATGTAAGCAAGAGTGTTCACAAGCGGATCAAAAAGCTTAAGTATGATTTCCACGAAGAGCGAAGAGCGAAAGAATCTTCTTCACGCCTCAGGGATGAAGCAATAAATTACGCTCAGAATGTTCACAAAGAAAATCAAAAGCTCCGAGAATTAGTGAATCGAGGGGAGCAAGTTCTCGTCGATGAAGTAAAGGCTCGTACCGAGAAGGAATTAGAGACCGCAAAACTTCTATTAAAAAGAGCCCATGAAGAGGGTGATCCCGGGTCGATCGTAGATGCTCAAGAGACTTTATCTAGGGCATCTTACGATTCGCAAAAAGCTCAGGAGTACATCCCTTCTGCGGAAGAGATTCCGCAACCGCAGCAACCGCAGCGGGCTCAGCCGGTCAGGCAGCAATCACCGCCAGACCAAAGAGCTGCTGGGTGGGCAAAGGAAAATCCTTGGTTTAGAACTGATAAAGAAATGACGGCTGTCGCCTT